TATTCCAACTAGAAGGATGGAAGTTTCTACTAGAAGACTTTACACAATCGGAGGAGTCTCTCCGTGATCTAGTCACTTGTAGAACTGAAAAAGAATTACACTACAGACAAGGGCAATTAGACATCATTGGAAAACTATTAAGTTTTGAAGATGGTATCAAAAACTCTTATGAGGATTTCGTAAATGATTCGCGTTTATGATTTCAAATGTAGTGAATGTAGTTACATTGAAGAGAAGTTTGTACACTCCGATAGTCGGGAAAGTGTATGCTCTAAATGTAACAGTCTGTCTCATCGACAACTAGCTGCACCTATGAGTAAGTTAGATCCCCTCTCAGGAGACTTTGCAGGGGCTACAATCAAATGGGCAAAGCAACGCCAAAAACAGATTGAGATAGAACGTAGTACCTCATGAGTCTTCTTACTGAAGTAACCTCATTAAATATAATTCCATAATACTATAAAGTACGGAGCAACAAATGGCAGAATTTTTAGATGGCAACCAAGATCCTCAATTAGATGATGGTGAAGAATACCAATCCTTAACGGAAACAATCGAATCAGCCTCTGCACCTGTAGAACAAACTGATAACACTGATGATATTCCTGATAAGTATAAGGGTAAGTCTGCTGCTGAGTTAGTCCGAATGCACCAAGAAGCCGAGAAGATGGCAGGTCGTCAGGGCAACGAAGTAGGTGAATTGAGAAAGCTGGTAGATGACTACATTGTAAATCAGTCAGCCACTAAACAACCAGTAGAGGAAGAAGTGAGTGATCTGGATTTCTTAGAGAATCCTAACGCTACCTTTGATAAGAAATTAGCAAACCACCCAGCTTTGAAAGCAGCTAATGAAGCTACTAAAAAGCTAGAACGAATGGAATCTCGTGACAGGATCTTTGCAACCCATCCAGATGCGATGGATATAGTGAATGATACAAACTTCCAAGAGTGGGTTGGTAAGTCTCAGGCTCGGACTAACAAGTTACAGAGGGCAGATGCAGAGTTTGACTTTGACGCTGCTGACGATCTGTTTACTACATGGAAAGAACAACAGGATTTAATTGCACAATCTAAAACTGCTACTGAAGATGATCGTAAGCGATCTCTTAAGAGTGGTAGTAATGGTTCAGCAAGAGGATCTGGTGAGACTACTAAGAAGTTCCTTAAGCGGTCAGAGTTACTTCATATGATGCAGTACGAACCAGAACGCTATCTTGCAAACAATGATATTATCATGAAAGCGTATGCAGAGAATAGAGTTCGATAACTTTATAATTAGGAAGAATACATAATGGCTACTTCAGTCTATCCCGCAATGGGCGGTAACACAAACAACACAACTGCTGCTAACTTTATCCCTGAGATTTGGAGTGATGAAATCATCGCTGCTTATAAGAAGGAATTGGTTATTGCAAACCTAGTAAACAAGATGCCAATGCAAGGTAAGAAAGGTGATACAGTTTTTATCCCTAAGCCTACCCGTGGTGCTGCTACTGCTAAAGCTGCTAACACAGCAGTTACTATTCAGAATGAGACTGCTACTCAGTTGGCTCTAAGCATCAACAAGCACTTTGAATACTCTCGCATGATCGAAGATATTACTGACATTCAGGCTCAAGCCTCTATGCGTAAGTTCTACACTGGTGATGCTGGTTATGCTTTAGCTAAGAAAGTTGAAGATGATATTTTCTTGTTAGGTCAATCTACCCAAGGTGGTAACGGAGCTAACTGGGCTAAGGCAAAAGAGATCGCTGCTGATGGTGCTTTGACAGACTATACTGGTGCTGCTCAAGCAATTAATGATGCTGGTTTCCGTAACCTAATTCAACTACTAGATGATGCTGATGTCCCTATGGACGGACGTTCATTGATCCTTCCACCTTCTGCTCGTAACACAATTATGGGCATTGAGCGTTATACTTCTTCTGACTTTGTATCTGGTCAGACTGTAGTTAACGGCAAGATTGGTAACTTGTATGGTGTAGATGTTTACATCAGTAACAACTGTCCAGTTGATGGTGCTAACAAGATCGGTATGCTCATGCATAAGGATGCTTTTGTCCTTCTTGAGCAAATGGCTGTTCGTTCACAGACTCAGTACAAGCAAGAGTTCTTGGCTGATCTATTCACCAGTGATACCATCTATGGTACTGGTGTACTACGTGATACTTCAGCAGTCGCTATTGCCCTTCTTGGGTAGTACCATGGCTTCTTAGCCACCACTCAGGGACTACTTAGTATAATCTAGGTAGTCCCTTTCTTTTATTAAAGGGAAGATCATGGCAACACTTAAAGAATTAAATTCACAACTTGCAGCAGCACAGAAAAAACATGGTTCTAAATCACAAGCTGCTGGTCGTATCCAATACAAAATTAATCAACTCAATAAAGATTCTAAAGGCACTGTTGTTAGAACTAAAGACGGCAAGGCTGTAAAAAGTAAGACAGGTGTAGTTCGCCAGAATGATGCATCTAAGAAAGTACGTACTATTACTAAGCGTAAGACTCCATTAACAGGTAGCCCTAGTGCTGGCACTGGTACTGTTAAGAAGGTAGTTAAGAAAGCAGCGCCTGTAAAACGTGAGCTTAGTTCTGGTTCAAAGTTCTCAAAGACAACTACTAAGAAAGTTACCCCAGTTAAAAAAGTAGTTAAGAAAGAAACTACTAAGAAAGTTATTCCAACTGTACAACGTGATAGAAAAGGATTTGGTTCACGCTTCCCAAAGAAAGTTACTCAGACAACTTTTAAGCCTACTAATCCAAAGGTAGTTGAGAACATTTCAGTAGCAGCTAATAAGCAATCAGACAATAAAAAACTTTGGGACAAGTATGCTGTTGATAATACCCCAGCTAAAATTGCTGAAAAACAAGCTGCTTCTCGTTTAGCAAATGCTAATCGTGATGCTGAACTTAAAGGCAAGGGCAAAGCTAAGAAAGCTGCTAAAGTAACACAGCAAGAGAAATCAGATGCCTACTCAAAAAATAAGAAGGAGCCATCATTCTTATCTGGCATTATTGATAAAATGAAAACTACTCAGGCTACTCGTAAGAGATTAGCTGCTTCTAAGAAAGCTGCTGACAAGAAGGCTGCTGTCAGGAAAGAAGCATATGATAAACGTATGGCAGTGAAGGCTAAACGAGAAGCAGATGCTAAAGCTGCTAAGGCAAAGGCAAAGCAAATAGCTGACAAGAAAGCTCTGTATGAAAAGAGATTAGCAGATAAGAAAGCCGCAGATAAGAAAAAAGCAGATAAGAAAGCCGCAGACAAGAAAGCAGCAGACAAGAAAGCTGCTGCTAATAAACTTGCTGCTGAGACTTATTGGAATAATACTCAAGGTAAGGTCAGGACTAGGCAAGCAGCAAGAAACAAGAAACTTAAAGAAAGCAAATAAGGATAGACTATGAGCTTATACAGAGGAAGCGGCGGTGCTGGTGATTCAACTACCGATGCCAGTATTAATGAAGTAACACAGCAAGCAATCAATGCTGCTGCGTCTGCCACTGCTGCCTCTGGATCTGCCACCACAGCATCAGGACATGCTGGTACAGCCACTACAAAGGCGAGTGAAGCAGCTACAAGTGCAGGTACAGCTACTACTCAGGCAGGTACAGCGACTACTCAGGCTGGCGTAGCAACTACTCAGGCTGGCATAGCAACTACAAAAGCACAAGAGGCTGCTGCTTCTGCTGCACAACTTACTGGCTTAACAGCTACAGCTTCTACACTAAGCGTAGGGTCAAGTGCAACTGCTGGTTATACAGTAGGTACAGGAGTATTAGCATTAGGTATTCCTACAGGGGCTACGGGTGCTCAAGGTATTCAAGGTGCTACGGGTAATACAGGTGCTACGGGTTCTACAGGTGCTACAGGTTCTCAAGGTATACAAGGTATACAGGGCATACAAGGTGTACAAGGGGAAACTGGTGCTACATATACCCATCCAGCTAATCATGCTATCTCTGTTATCACAGGCTTACAAACAGCACTAGATGCTAAAGCTTCAACTACTTCAGTTAACAATCTATCAACAGTATATGATCCCATTGGTGCTTCCGTAGCAATGGCAATAGCACTAGGAGGCTAACCAATGGCTAATACATTTAAGAATGCTGGTGTTGC